GCTTTTATAATATCATTACTAAGATCTATTTTTTTTAATCCATATTTTTTTGCAGTTTTATATTGAGATAATGACAAAAAATTTTTAGAACCATAAACCATATAATTAGATTCTTTTTTTTCTTCTTCACTTAATTTATTATATTGATTTAATTTAATTACCTTAGTATTATTTAGATCATTTCTTAAAGGTGTATTTAAATAAAAAGTTAATATAAAATAATTTTGAATTGTTTGTAAATCTTTTTTAGTATAATTATCTTTTTTATTTATTTTATCAGTTTCTATTCTTAATTTATTTTTTACATCGTTTAACTCCTCTAATGATGCCCAAGCCTTTTTTTGTTTTTCTGATTTATTTCCTGACTTTTGAAAATCAGTATATTCATCATTTAATTTATCCCTTTTATCTTGATAAATTTTAATTATATTTTCAGGTTTATTTTTAGCTTGCATAAAAACTATAATAGTATTATAATAATTTCGTTTAGTTAAAAATGATACATCTTTATTATCTAAATATTTAATTACTTTTTTAGTATCTTCTAAGCACTTAAGATCATCACAACCATCTAAATCTTTTAATATTTTATTTATTGTATTATTATAAACTTTAAGACTTTTCTCAGATAAATCTGGTTTAAACTTTTTCAACATTCTATATATATATAAATAGATTTATTATTATGGTTGATTCTTTTCTATATCATTTTTTTCTGGTATTAATTTTTCCGTTTTTTTATCCTCTTTTTTGTCCTCTGTTTTATCTTGTTTATTATCTTCATTATCGGAATCATCAATAACATTATCAGGAGGCGGCTTTCTTTCACACATACAAATACTACAATTATCATTAAAACCAACTCGAAATTTGCAAAAGCATCTACTTTTAAAGATCACAACAAGCAACCCACTGATACCCCCCAAAATTAAACCAGTAGCACCAGCTAATTCATTAATATTAAATTTTTCCATTTCAATAGACATTATTATATTATTATATAATATATATATGGATAATAAAAAATTATATACTCCTTTTGTATCTAAAGCAAAAAATAAAAAGTATAGTGTTTATGTTTTAAAAGATGGTAAAAAAAAATTAATACATTTTGGAGATAAACGATATCAACACTTTAAAGATAAATTAGGACATTACTCTAATTTAGACCATAATGACCCGCAAAGAAGAAAAAGATATTATTCAAGACATGGAAAGGCTACAAGTAAAGATACAGCTAAATATTGGTCGCACCGCATACTCTGGTAAATACTTAAATAAATGGTGTCATAATATATAAATGATTGGTTATATTTATAAATTAGAATGTGAAAAAACAAAAAATATTTATTATGGATCTACATTTGATATTAAAAAAAGACAGAATAAAAAATGGGATAATACAAGTTGTAAAAATTTTATTAATCCAAAATTAGAAATAATAAAAAAAATTAATGTTAATAATAAAAAAGAATTATTACTAATTGAAAATGAATATATTTTAAATAATAATTGTATTAATAAAAATGTAGCAATACAAACAAAAGAAACTTATAAAAATTATCACAAAAATTATAGATTAAATAATATTAATAGTATTCATAATAATGAAGAAAAATATAGAAAAAAAAATTTGATACCTATTAAATGTAATTTATGTGATTGTTTAACATCTAAAATACATATTAAAAGACATCAAAAATCAAATAAATGTATTAATACTTATAAAATTTTATGGTAATATATATATATATGGTTGATAAAGTTAAGATAACTTATAAAGGTCAAAGTAAAATGGTTCCTAAAACATATGTTAAAGGGTTAACAGGATATGACAGACAAAAACAAATTAAAAGTATATTTGAAGGAACTGATAGACCTAAAACAAAATTTAAGAGTAAAAGATCTGGATGGGTTAAAAAGTTTGAAGATAAATATAATAAAAAGATTACTAATGAAAAATGGATACATGAAAATATAATTACTAGAACAGGACAAAGAAAGATTAAAGATAAAGGTATGAAAGCTTATTATACGAGCGGATCAAGACCAAATCAAAATCCGTATAGTTGGGGTTATGCAAGATTAGCCTCTGTGATTCTAAACGGTCCATCAAGAAAAATCGATATTAATGAATGGGAAAAATATAAGAGATAATAATATATAGAATGCCAAAAAGTCAAGCAGAAATCAATGCTAATAAAATAACTGAATTATATTTAGTAATAAATGAATTAGAAAAAAAAATAGATGTTATGAATGATGCTATTTTAAATTTAATGGATGTTATGGATAAACTAACTGATAGATCAAAAGACATTGAACTAAATATAAGATATTTATACAGAAAGAGCAAAGAAGAGGATAATAAAACAGAACCTTTAAAAACTGGTTGGCTATTTTAAAATATTTAAAAATAAAATAATAGTTATATATATAGAAATGGCAAGAACTACTAAATTTACTGAAGAAGAAAGAAAAGAAAATAACAGATTAAAAAAAAAAGAATACTATCAAAAGAATAAAGAAAAAATGAAGCAATGCAATATTAATAATTATCATAAAAAAATAGGCGATGATGTTAAACTAGAGCGAATTAAAAAAATATTATTAACAATGGAAAATCCTGAGAAGGTATTTGAATTTTTAGAAACTATTTAAATAAATAACTATAGAAATTATTATAGTTAGTATATATATAAAATGTTTAATTTACCTGATGACATAATCGATCTAATTTTTGAGAAAAAAGAAGAGGCTGAGAAGATTGATAAAGAAAATAAAATATTTAAGAATAATAAAAAGAGATGTTTAAAAGAATTGAAAAGAATAATATTTCATGCTAAATATGATTTTTATGAAGATTGTCAGCAATACAATTTAGAGTTTATTGATTGGCATGATTATGTAAATAATTCTAAAAAAAATATTATATTAAATATTATAGACGATTATTACGATGATAAAGATTTTGAATATAATTATATTAAGATTAATTATAATCAATGTTTGGAATTAATTACTAAAAAATAATTTTTCGTTAAGTATTTAAAAATATATTTATTATATAATTATATAATATATATAGAAATGTTTAAAAATCTAATGAACATTACAAATCAAGAAATTGTTTTAACTGAGAAAATTAATTTACAAGATGCTAATCGGCTTTTATATTCTGATCATTTGGATACATTAGGGGTTGCATCACTTGAAAAATATTTAAAGGAATATAAAAAAGAAAATAAATTAAATGTAAGTTATAAAGATAATCAACTTGGAAGATTAAAAATTAAAGCTTGTAATTTAAAAGATGAAGAAACATTAATGACCATGCCATGTATGTATAACACAATGAAAGCTGTTTTATGTAATGGTATTTATTATGATGTTGACATAAAAAATGCTCATCCAGTTTTATTATCTCAATTATGTGAATTCAATAATATTGATTGTCCTAAATTAAATCATTATATTAAAAACAGAAATAAGATTATTAAAGATAGTGGTAAAAATAAAAATGAATACAAAAAAATTTTATATAAGATGATGTTTAACAGATATGATAAAAAATATGAAGATGCATTCCTAAATGATTTTAATAATGAATTAAATATTATTACTAAAAAATTATTAGATATTTATCCTTCATTTATTAATCCTAATATACACGAGAACCAGATGGGGCAAGCTATGGCTATATTATGCCAACAAATGGAAAAATTAACTTTATTAGGGTTATATCAGTATTGTAAAGAAAATAAATTTGAGGTAGGGGCTTTAATTCATGATGGTCTTCATATAAGTTCTAAACCTAATTTAAATGATATGGAAAAATATATTAAAGATAAATTGGATATTAATATCAAGTTAGAAATAAAAGAATTTCAAGAAATTAATATGGACAAGATCCATTTTTGCAAAAATGAAGTTGAAGGTGCTGAAATTATATTAGAAGATATAAAAGATATATTTGTTAGAACTTACTGCGGAGATGTAAATGAATTATATATTAAATATAAGGATAAATGGATTATGAACGAAAAAGAAATTAAATTTGTTTTAAAAAATATTATTAAAAAATATGATATATTAATCAAAAATAGTTTTGGATTTTCTAATATATCTAAATCTTCAACAGGTATAAATAAATTAGTTGAATTAATATTAGATAGTAATAGTATTAATGAAAATTTAGAGTTCAATGATTTATTATTTGAAAATAGTTTATTTAAAATTTGTTTTAATAATGGATTTTATGATATGGAAAAAGATAAATTTTTTAAATATGAAAATAATAATATTTATACAAGATTTAAATTGAGTTATGATTATGAAGAACCAACAGAAGAAGATTTAAAATTAGTAAATGATTTATTATTTGATCCAGTTTTTGGAGATAAGAAAGAGATTAAACATTTATTTAATAATTATGTAGCTCGTTCTATTGCTGGATGTGTTGAGGATAAGGACTGGCTTATTGGATTAGGTGAAAGAAATAGCGGTAAAGGCTCTTATATGGAATTATGTAAATATACTTTTGAGGATTATGTAAAGTTTACAAATGCTGAAAATTTTAAATTTAAAGATAATGTAAGTGATGTTGCTAAAAGTTATAGTTGGTTAGTTCGTGTTAGGCATTGTCGTTTATTAGTTTCTAATGAATTTGAAAAGCGAAAAAATGGGGCTCCGGTTAATGGTAATATGATTAAAAAAATATGTTCAGGAGGTGATCCAATTGAAGCAAGGGTAAATAATAAGAATGAAATAGAATTTAGATTACAATGTAAATATATGGCTTTATTAAATGATATTCCTGAGATTACCCCATCAGATGCTAAAACTGAATTGATACAATTTAATTATCCTTATAAATTTGTAGATAAAGATGATAAAAGATGTGGTAAAAAAACAAATCTATTTGAATATAAAGAAGGTGATCCTAAAATAAAAAAGAAATTAAGACAACCAAGATTAAGAAATGCATTTTTTAAAATTATACAAGATTATTATAAATTAGGTAAGCCTATTATAACAGATGAACAAATATTAAAAGATATTAATGAGATCAAAGAAGAAGATAATGATGAGGATAAATTTAAGGAACTATTCGAATTTACAATGGATGAATCTGATTATATAAAAACTAATGATATTAAAAAGATAGTTCAAAAAGCAGGATTGAATTTATCATCTACTAAATATAATAGAATAATAAGGAATGAAATCGGCGACACTTTAACAACTCGAGACGGTTCCAAGGTGAGAACAAAAATGAAAAAGAAAAAACAAGAACAAGAAAATACTATTTGCGATTTAGATTATATGTAATCCGAGTTTTATTAAATCCGTAAAAAATAAGGATTGAAAAAATAAGGATTATATTAAGATTAAATAAGGATTAGATTGTAATATAAACTATAATTTATATAAATTATAATTTATCATCTAAAATTTTAGACCTTAATCCTTAATCTCTGTTTTTTTGAAAACTCCTATACGGCTTATATATATATGCATAGTAAAATATATAATAATATAAATATAAATATTATATATAATAAAAAAATAAGGATTATATAGTCTATATATATATATATATATTATAATAAAGAGTGTAATAAGTTGAGTCCGAGTTTAATCCGTGTTTTATACTAAGACTGAAAAACTCGGATTAATCCGTAAAAATAAGGATTAGGATTTTAAAACTGGGATTATTAGAATTTTATATTAATTTTATTGAAATAATTGAAACATACTTAAATAAATAATAACTATTAATATTAAAATAGTTATTATATATATATAGAAATGAAAAAAGATTATCTTAATAAAAAGTTATTACCTGCAATCGCTGACAGTTTAGGAGTTTCCTGCTGTAATGTAGACGATTTTATATTTAATGGCGATCATACAGAAGATAAAGAACCTGATAAATGTATATGCGGAGTTAATATAATAGATAAATATAGTATTAGACATATTAAAACTGATGAAGTAATATATCCAATTGGATCTGAATGTATAAAACACTTTAAAAATATGGAAGACTTTAATAAAATTGAGAGGTTTAAGCATCTAACTAATATGCATGTTAGAGGTGGAAAATATAAAGGTTTATTAATATCTGACCTATACCCTAGTATATTATATCGTTTTCATACAATGAATAATTATTATAATAAAGTTTATATAAAAGAAATTAAAGAATATTATAAATTAAAAAACATAGATAAAATAGAAAAATATTTTAAAAAGTCGCCTTAGTAATCTTATATATTACTGTATTATTTTCATCTAATATTGCTGGAGTATTATCATTATTAAATATCTCTGTTTTAATATTTTGTATAACACAAGGCTTTTTAAAAGTATAAGTTTGATTACCAACTCCAGACATAAATAAAAAGTCATCAATTCTATTTTCTTTACTTACTATACTAACACAATTAACCAATTGACCATTAGAAATATATTTACTTTCTCCGATCATATCCGACCGGATAATATAAAAACCGTGGTTTGTTTTAGATGCTATTTTATCAGCTGTAAAGGTTGTGGAAGTTGCATTAATTATAATTTGATTATATCCAACAGTCCAACTATGACTATCTATTTGTTGTAATACTGGTGGCTGACTAGTAAAATATGCAGCACCAAATAAATTACCACTATATTCTATTATATCCGCACTTTCTACTTGTGCATTAGTTGTAAATGGATAAGATACTATATCAAAATTATTTCTTGTTAAAGTTGTATATTTATCAACATTTAAATCAGGTATAATATTTTTATATCCTAATACATATAAAAAGTTCCTATAATGATTATTATCATCTATACCAAATGATTTAATACCAATTCCACAAAATGAATCGAATATTGTCCATCTTAAAACATTATACTCTTCTAATTGTGCTGTTTGTGGTGCTGTATTTACAGGTCGCACATGTGGATGATATATAATGGGATGATTAAAAGGATTAATATAATAATAATTATTACCAGCATTAGGGTTTAAATTTTCATTAGCAGAATAAGCACTAATTGGGGTTAAAGAATATGGGGTATTTCCTGCTGGTCTTCCTGTATGTAAATCACTAAATTCAAATTTATTTTCTACTGAATTATATTGTAATTTTGGAAAACAACCTAAATAAACTTTATCAATTATTATATCTGTATAATATTGTATACCTGATCTTAATATTGCATTTAATGGATGTGGGTTAGGTGATACTGTAATTGTTTGATTTGGATCTTGCATATTACTTAATCCATTAAATAATAATAATGAGTCATTACCATAAGCACTAAATGCTCTGTCATATCCAATAGATCTATTAAATCCAGTTATAGGATATTTAATACTTGTTGGAGTAGTTAATTTTAAATAATAATTAAAACTACCTGGATTACCATCTCTTGCTACAAATCCTTTCCATGGTGCTGCTTTACTTCCTTCTGTTTCTATTCCATAATAATCCATATTAAAATGACATTTACAAACATGAGATAATTCCATAAATTTTAAATCTGATCCTATTCTTTGAGTATATCCATCAGTATTACTAATATGTAAAAACCTTTCAGATGCTGTATAATTTAATGTCTCTAATAATTCTTCTTCTCTTTGTTGTGTATCAAACCATTTAAAATAATTTTCTCTCTCATTCCAGAAATGTTCACTTACTTGAACCCATGTATTTGTTATATTACTTGCTAATGTATCTATAATAAAAGGACAATCAGGTCCATCATTTGAATGCCACCTATTACCTAATTTTAAACCTGCATTTCTAAAATTAGCATATTTAGTTGCTACATAATCAAAATTTCTTAAATATACACTAAAATTTGGACCTATATTATAAAAATCTGTAAAGGCATTTTCGCATAATGTATAACGAGTTCCACACTGAAAAGCTTGAAAACATTGAGTTTCTTTTATCATTGAAGTATCAGTAATATTAGGAACACTACTTTGAGGTAAATCATCATTAGTATTTTCTAAATTAAAATTAGTATCTGATAATTGTTTTTTTGGTCTTTTAGTCAATTTATATTCATTAACAACTTTATTTAATTGGATCGTAATATCTTGTGCTACATTATTAACATTATTAAAACCTTTATCTGTTTCTATATCAATAAATTTTTCATATTCATACCACATAAAATAACCAGGTTCATTTTTATCAAATTCTTCTAAATTAGAATTATCTTTTCCTTTATCTCTATGGTATATTGTAAATCTTTTACAATCAAATTTTTTTTTATAAATATCTAATACATATTGTTTATTAAAATGACCAGTTCCATTATTAGAAGTTTGGATTGGCACATATCTATTAGTTGCATTATGATCATCAAAATCAGAAACTGTAGTAGGAGTATCTTCCCATACTTTATTAAATGTAGTTAATGGTAATCTTAAACAGCATAAAGCATCATTATTCTTATAAAAATTAATTTTCATTTTAGTTTTATTATCATATACATCATTAGAATGTGTTCCAGTAAAATCATATGTTGCATCTGTCCATAATCCCGATTCTGTATAAGTTCCTAATCTTTGACCATCAAAAGAAATACTACTTACACCATCACCTGCACCATTAGCATTTAAAAAAGCACTACTAACTTCTATACTATCACCAGGCATAACTTGAATACCATTTCCGCAGTCATTTTTCCATTTACTAAAATCATCTGATTTTTCTGATGCTTGTAGTCTTGAACATTCTAGCATAAATGTATCTACATATTCTTGAGGTTGATCTTGATTTTTATCTTTTTTTTTACTCATATTAATAAATATATATATAATTAATATATATTTAATTTTTATTTATAATTATTATTAAAAAACTAAATTAGATAAATATATTTAAATCTATCTCTAATAAATTATTATTAGTTCTTTTATCACCACCCCAACTATTTTTATAATTATATAAATCTTTTTTTCTATTATTTAATTTATCTTTATTATTATTATAATATTCTTTTTTTTTATTTTTAAAATTATTTTCATTTTTAATAATCCAATTTTTAATATATTCTTTATGATCTAAATATGAATTATTAATATTAATACATTTTAAATTATCAATATAATATTGTTCTCTTTTTCTTAATTCATTATTATTATTACATGGATAATTTTCTATTAATTCAATTTTATAATCATTATTTTTTATAATTTCTTTACTAATACATTCATTATATTTTATATGATTATTTAATCTATATTTTAATTTATTAGTAGTAGATCCAATATAAATATTTCCATTTGTATTATCAATTATTTTATATATTTTTCCATTATTATATTTATTCATTTTACAATTAATATAATAATTATTTATTTAAGTAGTTAATTACATGTATGCTTGATACATTCTTTTGTTAATACAATTTATGGTCTTGTTCACCACTACATAACACCTCATTAACATCATTTCCATTAGTTTCACTACCTAGATCATGTTTTTCATGAACAATATCACTCATTAGACTTGGTCCTTCTGCAAAGTATTCCTGTCTATTAATGTAAGGTCTAAATTGATTATAATTATTTAGATGAGATGCAATTTGAGCAGGGTTTTTAAGAACTTGAGGAAATAAATCCATACCATTAATTTTAATTTGTATTTGTGTTTCATTTTGTGATTTACCTCCTGCTGATCTATAATAAGATAAAGTTGAGTTATATCTTTGTGTATCATTAAGACCTTGATCTGTAAGCATTATTATTAAACCTTCAACAAATCTATTAGCACCACCTAAATTAAGTGTCTCACTAATTCTACTATCAGAAGGAACTAAAGTTCTCATATATAAATTATATTCTCTTGCTAGTGGTAAGCTCCATTGATTTCTTCTTAAACTTTCCATAACATTCCCATCATATAAAATAAAATCACATAATAATCCAGTAGTATTAGGATCTACTCTTAATGTTTTAGTTGTATCAGTTTGACCATTACCTGTAATATAAATATCTTTATTAAATTCAATTTCAAGCTCCAGCTGATCATTAATATCATATAAAGGCAATGGAGAGTTAGCAATTACTGGAACTAATGCACCTAAGTCTATTTGTAATTCTTTTCCATTTTCTAAAATTAAACAATTATTAAAAAATAATTTTCTTGGACTACTAACAATATCAGTTTCATATTGTGTATCAAATTCTAAAGTGTTTTGTTGGAATCTTAAATCATTTTGATTAGCATAAGAATCATCAACTCCATTTCTCCAAGCTCCTACAATACCATGTTTAACAGATCCAATATTTTTAATATTTTCACCTTGATAAAAAGCACTTTCAAAACTTCTATAATGATCATAAAAATTAATTCTACTTAGTTCTTTTCCTGATGCTCTAAAAACAACATCTTTAATAATTGAATCAATACCAATACCAGAAGGCAAGAAAAATCTATCTGTTCCATTTCCTGACCATTTAAGACCTATAATTAATTTAGAATTATTATTTAACCATCCAATTTTAGGAAAAACAAATCTAGCTCTATCCTCGTTTATAACAACTGGATCAACAAATCGACAGTCTATATATTGCTGATTTGGGACCCTTTGATCGCATTTTAATTTTAATAATTCTGGTAATTGTGCATCTTGACATGCTTTTTCTTGATCACTATTAAATTGAATATTATTTTCTGGTAGACTATCAACCTCATTGACTTTAGCAGACATATTATATATATCTATATAATATATTTTTTTATTTAAAAAGTCATTATTTTTGAAACTTTAAAGAATACATTTACACTATAAGGCTTAGGATTAGTTGAATCTTTATGAATAATTAGACCGAATTGATCATTAGTAAAATTTTCTCCTTGATAACTTACATTATTATAAGCACATCCAATTCCAAATGATCCTCCGACATCTACAATAGAAGCAGTGCCAGATTTAGGAGTATTAACTGGATTTCTTGAATTATTTCCACCAGTCATAAATGGTCTAAAACTATCATAGAAGTTTCTATATAAATCAGCTCCTAAAATAGAACCAGTTTTTCCATTAGCTTCTAAATTAAATTTAAGAGGAGTTTTTACACCAGATTTAAGAATCTCAACTCTATTAATGGTATCAGTAGCACCTCCAGTATCTTTAATTGGACTTGTATCCATACTATTTTTATTACTATTATTTGCAAAAGTTTGATCAACACAATTAATAAAAAATGATTGCACTAATGGCTCACCAATTCTAAAATTGATAGTATTATAATTACTATCTAAAGTAGTGTGATGAGATATAATTGTATTGTATGTAATTTCTTTAATACCCATTTCTTGCTGGCTCATCATCTCCAATTCATAAGACAACTGAACATCAGTAAGTTCATATTTGCATCCAGTTGCATTAGTAAGGCTTCCAGTATCAAAGAAAAAATTGGCATCACTAGCCAACATAATTTCTAAATTACAACCATTTAATTTACTTGGATCAAGCATATAATCACCAGATAAAAGAAGACCACTAAATAATGGAATACTAAAAGATGTTTCTTGACTAATTACCTCATTTTCAATAGTGTAATAATTAGATATTGTGTTCGCATACATATTAAATGATGTTGCTAAATCTCCTAAATTTTGTGATTGTTTCATAAATGATGCCATAAATCTATTATATGATTTAATTGTCTCTAAATTATTATTATTAGCATTTTTAATGGTTAATGAATCTATTAAACTATATACACCAGTAGATGGATCAAAAGAAACCTCAGCATCATCTGCTATAGCATCACCATTAGCATCAACACATTTTAACTTACCATTTAAAAATAAAGATCCTTGTCTAATCTTTTTACCTGGTGATGGCGATATTATAAAATTGATTAAAGGTGTATTGTGTCCTAAAGTTGAACTTGGGGAGTAATTTGTTGGGTCTGCTGTTGCATATTCCATATTTTAATATATATATATATTTATAATATATTAAAATTTTTATAATACTATATTAATATTTTCATTTGAAATTTCTAAATTACGAATTGAATATACAAAATTATTAAAGTTTTTGTTTGATGTGCTAGAAACATCATAAGTAAATTTAACTTGATAATCATTAACAGAAAGATCATGAACTGCTTCCCCAATAGTAAAAGGTTTACCTACTACAAAATTAGATTTAGCATATAAGAAATTAATAGCAGGTATATCTGCTTGAGATAATGCTTGAGTTAATTGAGATAAAGCTCTTTGATTATGTCCTTTAGTATTAGTTGTCTTTCTAGTTTCAATGGCTCTATCTGGATTTTGTCTTCCTCCCATAAATACAGAATAATCTCCCATTCTTTGACGATCTCCGCATAATCTAAAGTATGCTGTAGTTTCATTAATAAAATTAGTTAGACAATCTACTGTATTAGTATTATCAGTTGTAGGTTGATGCAAAATTGATTTACCTAATTTATTTTGTAATAAAATATCCATAGTTGGCTGCAATTCTTCTTTATTAATTGTTTTTTGATAGTTCATATAAGCACCAAAAGGATAAATAATACTACCCTTTTCCATTAATGCCCTAGCCATTGCATTTTCCATTTCTTTTTCTACACTACATTTTTTTAAAATAATTTCAACATCAGATACAGTATAATCAAAAGTAGTAATTGTAGTGTCAGCATCATGGAAACCATTACTTACTAATGCATTATTATGTGCAATAGTTGTTCCAGTAAATTGACCATTAGCAGTTGCAGCAGTGAAACTAATCTCATAAGCTCCACCTGCTGCTGTTGCTATTGCTGTGATCTTTCCAATAGTAGTAGAAGCACCTTGTCCAGTTCTAATACCTAACAATTCACCAACACAAAAAGGACAATCATCTACTACACCATTATTATTTTTAGGCTCTTCAAGTTCGATTTCTATAACCATACCCTGCAAAAGTCCAACAGGTAATATTTTAGTATTAATAGCACCTAATAGACCTGAGCAATGAAAAGGAATAACTAAATGAGCTGATACATTACCATCTTTATCGAAATAGGGATTATTAGAAGTATTATAACTATTTAATTTTTCTATAAGACCACTATTACCCCATGAACGAGTTCTAAAATCATGTAATATAATTCCTTCAGTTGAAGATCTTTTATTATCTAAATTACAATCTTTATTATACATTAATCTAATAGCATTTAAGGCATTAGCATTAGTTATGCTTTCTAAAGTTCTACCTGTTCCTGATCTAATAACTAAATTTCTTATAATAGCACTACCTCCTAATTCAGGTATTAATTGCAATCTTTGTTTAATAGATCCTAAAGCATGCTGAGCTGAGGCATGGGTTTGTTCAAATTGCAAATCTAATTTAAATTTTAAATAAGTATCACTTGGTTGAATGAATTTACAATCACTTGGAATGTTAATTAATATTTTATTATTTCCAGAAGCTTTATAAGTTAAACCGTTTACAGTTGGATAACTTACTTTCTCAGTGATGACAGGTTTCTTAACAATCGATTGCCAGTAAGACATATTATATATATCTATATAATATATTTTATTTTTATTTAATTAGTAAATTGTTTAATATTATTAATATGATTTTGAACCATTCCTAATTGAGCTAAATTTGGTGGAGCCCAGCCAATAAAAATTCTGGACCCAGTGCGAGACCTGCAGCATCTAAGCCACCACTGATTTCTTCCGATACTGTGCCGAATTTTTCCTGCCAATTATTACCACTTATACTAACTTTTTTATTTTGAATATCTTCAACTATATTTTTACCTACATCATATAATCCAAGACCAACACCAAAAGCTGCACTACCCTTAGCAAGTCCTCCAGTAAATTTAGCAAATTTGCCAACATCTGCCCCAACATCTGCCGCAACTTCACCAGCATTAACTAAACTTTCACCAGTTTTTGAAACTTTAGAACCAACTGCCGCACTTTTACCAAGATCTGACATTGTAGTCATTTCTAATTCAGCACCCTCTCCAGCACCTCCAGCTAATTTAGATGCTTTAGCTGCTTTAGCTGCTGTTGTTGCTTTTTCGTTAATTTCTTTAGCAGTTGTAGATACACCACTTATAATATCTTGAGTTGCTTTACCTTTTGCTACTAATGATTTCATAAACTCTTGACCTTTAGCAGTTCCCATTTTTGTATCAAAATCAATTTTATTTGCTTTATTAATATCATCTATGTGTTGATTAATATCTTTGTATTGATTCATTATTGCATTCACATCCATTCTATATTATATATATTAACCTGATATTTTTTTATCAAAATTACTATATACTTGAACAGGGCTATAATCTAATTTAATCATCATAAAATTATATCTTTCTTGATTATTAGTTGCTTCATCAAATAACTTTTTAAAATTATCATAACCATTAAATACATCAAGCTCCTCATCAATTAATTTTAATTGTTTAGTATTATTATTAGGAGCCATTAATATTAAAGTGCTTAAATTTTGTCTAATAATATTTGGCACACCTTTATAACTTTGTATACTAATTATTATTTGATCTATACCAAAATGACGATAGCGACTACATAAAGAGGTTATCAAAGAATTTTTTTTCAAAATATTGACAGCATCATCGAAAAAAATGCAAATACTGGGTCTATCCTTTATATTGCCATCTTTTTCAAATTGTAGTTGTTTGTCTAAAATACTTTGTAATGAAGCATCTGTATATTGATCAGAACAATTAAAATTATCTCTTAAATATTTAGATGATTTACAATTAAAAATACTAGGACTATATATGTAAACTTCATCAAATGCTTTTCCGAGCATCTCATCCCTTAATAATAAATTACTGCATAAAACAGTCTTCCCACATCTTGGAGGAGCAACTATTAAAGAAACACCAGGAACAGAGGGCATTATAGGATTAATTTTTTTTTTATCTTTTTCCTCAGGAATATTTAAAGGTAATACTTTTAATTTACTCATATTATACTTATATATATATTTATATATAAATTTAATTTTAAAATCCAAATAGTGATTCATATTGATTAGGTTTTCTAACTGGTTGAACTGGTTGAACTGATTCAACTGGTTGAGGTTGTGGTTGATCTAATTTTTTTTTAGCTTTTCTTTTAGCTTTATTATCTTCTAATTTATCAACTATACTATTTACTAATTTATCATAATCAATATTGTTAATATTATTTGTTATTATTTCTTGTTCTGTTTTTGGTTTAGTTTCTTTTTTTTTCTTTCTTGCTTCTCTAGCTTTTCTTAAATTTTCTAGCCGTTTTTCTTTTAAACTCATTTCAGGTTTTTTAAAAAATTCTTGTGGTTCTGGATTTGCTTCTTCTATCTCTTCTTGTTCTGTTTCCTCGATCTCTTCTTCTTTATCTGGAATATTTATTATTGGATAATCGTCATCATCTTCCATTTATATTTCTATATATATTAATTAATTATATTTTTATTTTTTTTTCTAATCAAAAAAGTATTACTTGTATAATCTTGTAAATCTGCTGCAAAAGTTTCATTAGAGTTCACCATATCAACTTGAATACTGTTAATAATCATTTTTTCTTTATTATGTAAATCTAAGAATATTAAATTTTTAGGTTCGTGATATATTAAACCACTTGAAATATTACCAGCACCAAGATGACGAGGCACAGATCCAACAATACGACTAAATGATGCAGTATTACCGTTTAATGTTTTCATTTCTAAATCATTTATTCTAACATGGACAGCATTATTACTATTAACTTCTGGCAACCTAGCACTACTAGTTTGATATTTTAATAAAACATTAGTTTCAGTTTCTGGTTCATCTTCTATTCTTTCAAATCCTAAAAATCCTTGTATATTACCATCTACATCATATAAACCACCAGTCATATCTCCACTTATCAATACTATTCTTTGAGTAGAATTAAAATTTATATTGTGAACTTGTGCTTGTGTTTTAGTAATAGATGTTCTAAAGTCATCTATCCAAACACCAGCAGGAATTTCATCTTCTTCTGTATACATATCAAATATATTATGTTTTACATATTGAGTCCTCCAATAGTCTGATCTTCTTAACAATTCATGTTGCAATGGATCATACCACCATTTATAACTTAAATCTTTTCTACTATCCCAACCTTCAATTCTAGAACATCCTCGAATATTTACCCCATAAACATCAAACCCTCCTAAAATAGCTTTAGGATATAATGAATAATTAGAACTACCAACAGCTGGCAATTGTTTATCTGTAATTTTTTTTCCTTTTATTTCCATAATTATATTTTCATGTTGGACATATATATCAATATCGGTATTACCTCCATTATATGCACTAGTTAAAGCAACTGATTGAAATCCTGAAGAACCTTTATAAGTAGCAGTATCCCAGTATTCTAATTCGTCCATTTGATACATATCATTTTCTTCATCATAATCTAAATACCATAGTCTAATATCTGTTCCATTGCCCACTAAACAATAATCAAAAAAATCACCACCATAATTATTAAAAATTTCATCATTATAATCATTACCAAATTGATCAGTAATTGCACCATAAAAATAATTTGGAGCACCATTTTTATCCTTAGGCATATATTCACCTTTATTATTATTTCTAACAAGTCCTATAATCCAGTTATTATTCATTGTTCCAGTTGGTATAGTAAATTTAAAACCTCCTTCACTTGGATGTATGGGCTGTTTAAAATGATACATAATTGATAATTTAGAACCTGCTGGACTTGTTAAATCACCTCCTGCACTATAAGAACCACCTGAACCATCTCTTGCTAATACTTCGACTTGATCCTGTGGGTATCTTGTGTTAGCACTATGGTCATAAGTTTCAGAAGCTATCGATATTTTAAAACCTTTAAACTCATTAACAGCATTTAATTTAAGTTCACAAGTAAAATGACCAGCAGAATCAGCACTTGCTCCGAATCTAGTTTCTAAATTACCAAAAGCAGGAAGAGGACATTGTTTATTTAATGAATCTTCAACAACTTTAGCAAATTGTGATGTAGTATAAACACCTTTTGGAATTACAACTTCCCAGGGGATATCTTTTGTGCATTTTTGCTTTTCAATAGGGACACTAAGCTCTACTTCATCACCATCTTCATCTTTATAATATGGTTTACTTGTTGGAAGTGGATTACCCCAAAATACATATATTTTTCTGTCTTTACTAATATTAAAAGATCCTCCTCTGTTTATAGTGCTATTAATAAGTGCAATTTCGCTATTAGGTTCAACTATAAAACCATTACTAATATTATTTCTATAACTAAAAGGCTTATCTGAGATATTTCCGTCTCTTTGTTCTGTTATCAGTAAACTCATTTTTTTTATATATATATATATTATATATAAAATTATGGATGTTAATAAATGTCAATGCGGTTGCGATAAATCAGTTAAAGAAAGAGATTTAGGAAATATTGATAAGATTAAACCACCATCTAAAAAAAAAATAGATCAAAAAAAAATGTTTGTATATAATAAAAATAAAAATAAAAATAATAAAAAAAAAATTAAATCTAATTATTAAAATTAATTAAAAAAGGATTTGGTTTAAGATCTAATTTATTAACATATTTAACTTTAATATTATTATTAATATTACCTATACAATTATGGTCTTTATATTTTTTATTTGATCCAGACCATAGACATATAATACATATAGCCTGATTTTCTATATTATTATTAATATTTAATTTACAATTATTACAAATCTTAGATCTTTTATGAAATCCGTGTTTCTTATCTCTCAAATTATTGCATTTTTTGCATAATTGTTTTTCTTTAGTAGTTATTAGTTCCATTTATATTAATAATAAATATATTAATATTAATATATATAGATTTATGACAATAAAACCAATTTTAATTAATCCTATATTATATGTTTTACAATTAGAAAATAATAAATATTATATAGGTATTACTATGAACTTAAATATGAGGTTAGCACAACATTTTTCAGGTGATGGTTCTAAGTGGACTAAATTACATAAGCCAATAACAATAGTAGAAATTCAAATTAAAAATATTACAGAAGAATTAGAAAATGAAATAACTTTATATTATATGAGGAAATACGGATGGGAAAATGTAAGAGGCGGATCTTATACAAAAATAGACCTAAAGAAACCTCTTAAATTATCCAAATAAAGTAAATGATACTTCTTTTTTAGGTTCAATATTTTTAATATTATTAGGTTTAATAATATAATATTTTTTATTTTTATTTTTTTTACTTCTAATATCATTTAATTGCTCTTTATTTTTTTGATACCATTCTTTATAATATTGATTAGTATATAATCTTTTCATTTTATTTTTTTCTAAGATCTCTTCCCTATGTCTCCAATAATAAGCTCGTGCATTTTTACGATTATAATCTTTTTTTTTTTCATATTGTGTATTTTTTTTTTCTGCTTGTTTTAATAACCATGTTTGATAGTAAGCCATTTAAATCTATATATACTAATAATATAATATTAATTTAAATATAATCATATTAAGAGCATAAAGACCACAAAATAAATAAAAATATATTAAAAAGTGCATAAATCTAACTAATAATATATAGAAATTTTAAAATTTCTATCTTTTTAAGTGTGTTTTAGATAGAAATCTAATTATTATGGTCTATTTTAGAGGATTAAAAAATATTTAAATATATTTTTCTCAAAGTTTCTATATCTTTTATGTTATTTAATCTATTTTTTTTACTTTTATCACATACTATATTTGCTTCTTCAAATATTATTAATACATCATTTAATTTATCCATATAAAATTTGTTCATTTCGTGTTTTATATAATTTAAATTTACACCATATATTTTAGTTGTTTTTAATTCTTCTTTATATCTTTCTACTTGTCCTATACAATTTTCATTTTCTTTTTTACAGAAAAAACATGATATATCAAATATATTTATAATATTTTCATATATTTCAACCATTTTTTTTTTATCTAATTTACTTTGATTACTTAAAATAGATTCATATATTTTATGAAAATTATTTTTGTTATAATTAATAACTGCATTTCCTAAATAATTATTTAATAAATTATAATCTACTTTTTTCCTATTTATTAAATTAATAATTTGCTTAGGTGTTTTTTTAAAATCATCAAGGTCAAATCCATAATTTTTAGATAATGCTTTTGATGTAAAACCTTTTTCTAATATATTATGTATATTTAATATTAATTGTTTTTCTTTTTCTTCTTCATCTGTTTTAGGATTCCATTTATTATAATCTGTGTGATCGTCATCTTTTAAATATTGTGGTATTATCTGCATATTATTTAAAGGTCGTGTTTCTTTCTTTAAGGCATCAGATGTTCCTTTTAGTTTTTTTTTGGTTCTTCTTTTTTTCTTTCTTTTTCAGGTTTTAATAACTCAGGATTAGAAACATTAACAGGTATTCTTAATGGGATCATTTTTTTTCCATCTTGTTTAAAGTGAGCTAATATACTAAATCCTTTTGTTTCTAATTTTGTAATATTAATATTAGGTTTATCTAATTTATCTACTTGTGTTTGATTTATTGGTTGTTCTCTTAAATCTTTCATAAATTTATTATGTGCTTTTTTTGGAACTACTTTTTTTTTTGGTTCTTTTTTTACTGGTGTTTTTTTTGGTTCTGCTTTTTTAACTGGTGCTGGTTTAGTTTTTGGTGCTGGATCTTTTTTTTTATTTTCTTTATTTGTTTTTATTAAATCTTTAATATTTTTTAATCCTACATTAATCCTTTTTTTTTGTTCAGGTGATAATTTTTTTTTCCTAAATAATTTTGCTGCTTCTTCACTTTTTTTTAATTGTTTTTGTAAATCATTATCATTTAATTTACCATTCATAGCTGCACCTAATAATTTAAAATAAGACATATCTAAAGTAAAATTACTTTTTATATCTTCATCTGATATAGATGGTTTTTTATCTTCTTTTTTCATTTCTTTTAATTGTTTATATTCATCTTTAATTTCTTTTCTTGATTTATTTAATCTTTCTTCTATAGCATTTATTAGATCTGCTTTTTTCATCTTATGAACTCCAGCTATTTTAAATTCTCTATTATATTTAACTGCAAACTTTTTATAGTCCTGATGTGTAGCCATTCTATAATATATATATATAATAATGATATATTATAAATTAAATTATATTAAAATATTCTTCTTCTAAATCTTCTATCTCTTCTTTTGTTATTCCTTCATACCAATTTTTTTTTAGAAACTCATTAAATTTAGTTGCTTTCTCCCATTTCTTATCTAATGTTTTACTTTCAAAAGGATTAGGTAAATTTTTATTTATTGGTTTACTAAAAGCATTATTTAAAAAGTTTATTTCTTGTTTTCTAATTTGAACTGCATCATCCCATAATTTATTAATTTTAGGATTGTCAAAAGGGTTATCTTTTGGGGTGTCTTTTTTTTTTTTAATTTCACTTGCTAAATTTGACATTACTTTTTTCTTTTGTCGTTTTAGTTTTGGTGGTAGATCTATAACTTTATTAGATATTAATTTTTTTTTATCATGATCAATAGTATAACCTTCTTTTCTTAATTTTTCTAAAGTTTGCTCATAATTCAATTTTGTTATAACAATTTTAGATGCTTTATTATGTGCTCTAACTAATCGCCTAATAGCTGGCAATTTTAATTGTCCTTTATATTTACCTCTTAAATATGTATCTGACATTCTATATATATAATAAATATATTTTATACTTCTTCACTTGTAAAAACAGGTTCAGCAGCTCCACGAGTAAAACCTCCAGAAATTAAAGCCCTTCTTCTTGCTGCTAATCTTCTCCTCCTTCTTGCATCTGCTCTATCTTCTGCTGCTTGTGCTGTTGCTCTTGCTGCTGCTCCTTGAAATATTGCTCCTTCTCTTCCTCTTTGTGTTCCTCTTCCTGCTGGTTCTGATCTTGCAAGTTGTTCTCTGGTTGCTGGGGGTCTATCTTTAATTAATAATTGTTTTTTACTTTTTCCTAATCTTGTTGATGTTGTTAATCTTGCTTTTTTATGATCTAATCTAAAACCATTATTTTTTAATTTATCAATTACTTGATCATATGTTAATTTTCTAATATCAATTTTAGATGCTTGTTCATGTTCTTTAATTAATTTTTTTAATGCTGGAAATTTCAACATTCCTCGTCTTGGTCCTGAGACATAATGAGTCGTTTTATCCAATGGCATAACTATATATATATTTATTCATCAGAAATAAATTTTTGAAATGTTAAAATGAATTTTATCAATTCGTATTTTCTCAACTTACTAAAAAAAGGCATAATCTGACTTTTAATATCTCTAGCTATAAGTTCTAAATCTACCCTGTTAATTTGGTTAAGATCTTCTTCTGTATAATCCATATATTAATATTAAGATTTAATTTTTTACATATATTTGTTGTTGTGTATTTACATCATGCCCCATTTTATCAGCCATCTCTTTCATCTCCTTTTTAACATCTCCAAACTTTTCACTTAATACAATATGCCGGAGCATTGTAGTGCTTATATTTTTATCTAAATATTTTTTGAATAATTTTGTAAGTGTAATGGTTAATTGGTGTGATGTCATTGGTTCATTAGTATTTAAATTAATTAATAAATATTCTTTATTAGGATTGAATTTATCATACCATAATCTAAAAGCTTTTATAATATCATTACTAAGATCTATTTTTTTTAATCCATATTTTTTTGCAGTTTTATATTGAGATAATGACAAAAAATTTTTAGAACCATAAACC